ATGGCCACATTCGGAGAGGTCCTGAAAGAGATACAGGACGTCCAATCGCAACGGCAACGCGAAGGCGTTGCTGACCCTATAAGACGAAAATATATCGCTCAGCTACATCAGCTCACGGGCCGCAACGTCGTCGTATATTACTCGGCCTTCCTTCACAGACAAGGCCCGGAGCACTTTCTCACCGTTCAAATCAACGATGAAGACAAGCACGGCTTCATGGCAGCGTTTGCCGGCTTAGATTTCGATCGCGGCCTTGACCTCGTACTTCACTCGCCGGGCGGCGATATTGCTGCGACGGAAAGTATCATCGACTATTTGCGAAGCAAATTTTCAACGAATATCCGAGCGATCGTTCCTCAGATTAGTATGTCGGGTGGAACAATGATCGCTCTTGCGGGACGCGAGATCGTCATGGGGCGCCATTCCAATCTCGGTCCTATTGATCCCCAGCTCGGGGGCCGACCGGCAATTGCTATTCTTGAAGAATTTGAACGAGCGCGGAACGATATCGCGGCGAACCCGAATAACGCGTTTTTGTGGCAGCCCATACTGCAGCAGTACGTACCCACACTGTTATCTCAGGCTGAACACGCGATTAAGTGGTCCCAAGAAATCGGGCGAAAGACGCTGATTGAAGGCATGTTCAAGGACGATACCCAAGCGGACGACAAGGCGAGCGCGATCGTTGATTTCCTATCGAGCCACAATGTACATCGAGCCCATGGCCGGCACCTCCACCGTAATGAGCTTCGCGCAAAAGGTCTAAATATAGCGGATTTGGAGGCGGATCCTGCATTGCAGGACGCAGTGCTCAGTGTGCATCATGCCTGCATGCTCACCGTTGGAAACTATAACGCCAACAAACTCGTTGAAAACCATAACGGAATTGCACATATGAAGGTGGTAGGCATTGCGGTACAGATGCCGAACATTCCGATTCAGGTTCCCGTGCCCATGCCGGGCGCCCCGGTTCAACCGCCAAGCCCGGTGATGCCCCAACCTAAACTGCCGACCAAACCAAGCCTTTGGCAGCGATTACGGATTGCGCTGCGGCTTCTCATCCTTGGAAAGTAATCCAAAACCTGCCCACGCCGAAGCTCAGGCCTCATCCGCAGTAGCGACTGGGCCATCTGTGGATGCGTGTGCCGCGACCGCGACGCCCGTTCAAATCACAACACCGTTGCGCCGGATTGGAACGGCGTGAATTTCTAAAGCCTTGTCCGCGGCGAGCCTTGCCAGCTCGCGTGGCCAACATCGCGGGTCCGCCATGCAATACTCCCCCTATGATCCGTGGCGGAAATATGCTTCGCCGCCGCGCGATCCCCTCAGCACGACGGCGGCGGCGCTCGCCACCCTCGGCGGCGGCAGCGCGGCGACCGGCGGCGCCATGGGGCTGACCGGCATCGGCACGGGGATTTCAGCGGCGAACACGATCGCGGGCGGCAGCTACGCTGCGCAGATGGGCCGGGCGAAACAGGCCGAGGCCAATTTCGAGGCCGATCAGGATGTCGCGCGAGATCGCGGCTGCCCAGCGCCAGGCGATCGATCTCAATCAGAGGGCCGGCCTCATGCGCTCATCGGCGGTCGCCCAGGCGGCCGCCAACGGCGTCAACGCAGGCGCGGGCAGCGCGCTGACCAGCCAGGCGCAGATCGCGGCGCGCGGCCGCTACCAGGCCGACATGGACCTCTGGTCTGGCCAGAACCAGGCCAGCGGCCTGATGAACCGCGCCGCCGGGAAGAGATACAGCGGCGACCTGGACGCGCTGGCCGGCGAGGAGATGCAGCGGGCATCGACGCTCAACGCGCTCTCGACGATCGCCGGAGGCGGCGCGTCGTTCATGCGCATGTATGGCGGCCGGGCATCGTTCTAACTCCGAGGGAAGCTCCTATGCCCGCAGTTCCCTCTCCCGAGGAGCTTGGCGGCGTGCTGCACGCGCCCGGCTCGCGCCCGATCGGCGGCTACGACCTTTCATCCTATGCGGCCGGCGCGCGTGAGATCGCCGATGCCGGCGCGCGATTCGGCCAGGCGATCGAGGATATCGGCAAGGCGACCTATAAAATTGGCCGGCAACAGGCCATAACGGAGGCCGTCAATGCCGACGCGTTCATTCACGGCCGGCTGATCGAGGCGCGCGAACGCTACCGGAACGATCCCGACTACGCGACTCTTGCGCAGCGTTGGAGCGAGGAAGCCGGAAAGATCGTTGAGGACGGACTTTCCCGGATTTCAGATGAAGGCTTGCGGGAACACGTCCGCGCCAAACTCGCCGCGCCGCTCGCGCAGGAAAGCGCCGCGATCGACAACCAGGCGTTTCGCGGCGCCGCCAGCGCCCACGCGGCGAGCCGCGAAAGGTACCTCCACAATCTCATACAGCACAGCACCCTCGACCCGAACGATACCCTGTTCGCCGGCGGCGTCGATGCCCTGCATTCCACCATAGACGACGCGGTCGCGCGGCGATTTCTCACTCCCGAGCAGGCCCTGGAGGAGAAGCGACGCAGCGCCCTTGCGCTTTGCGCCGGCCAATATGCCCGAATGAGCCGCGGCGATCCCGCGCGGGCGATCCGCGAGCTTCAATCTCCCGAGAGCGGCCACCCGCTGCTGGGCGAGCTTCCGCAGCAGGTGAAAGATTCCCTGATCCAGCAGGCGCGGGAGCAGCAGGAAAATAACCTGAAGGATGCGGAGCATGCCGTTGTCCGTCGCGGGCAGGACATTCAGCGCATGTCGGATCAGGCCGAACAGGAAATCGTCGCCGATTTGATGAGCGATAAGCCGACGGCTACCAGGGCCGACATTTCCGATAATCCAAACCTCACGCCAGCCGCCAAAACTTACATGCTCGCCTTGGAGGACCGGGCCGCGGTCCCGGACCCCGATGCGGCCACATCGAGCGTCACGGCGCGCGGCTTGCTTGACCGCATCCGTCTGCGTGACGGCGATCCGAACAGGATCGCCTCGCTCAATCAGCTCTACGATGCGTACATTGCCGGAAGACTCAGCAGGGAGGACTTCAATTTTGTCCGCAAGGAATTCTTTGCGAACCAGACGCCCGCCGGCGCCGCGCTGCTGGCTCACAAGCAGGCCTTTCTGAAGTCGGTCGCGCCTGCGATCGACCAATCCGATCCGCTGATTGGGGACATCGATCAGCTTGGCAGGGCGAAAATGTATCTCCTGGAGCGGGATATCGACCGGAAAATCGGCGAATGCCTCAAGGAGGGCAAGGACCCGCTCGATCTGTTTGATCGCTTGAAGCCTGACTATATCGGCAAGCCGGAGTCGCTCGAGCGCTATCGAACCACGGCGCGGGAGGCGCTGGAAGAAAACGCCCGCGAGCTTGGCTCGAAAGGGCTCTCCGGCGCGGATGCGGCGTCTCAATCTGTTCCGCCGCGCCTCAACGGCGAAACGCCGGCCGAGTACCTCGCGCGCATGAACGCCGCCCTGCCCGACGCCAACGTGCGCGTTCCCCTTTCGAGGTGACCGACCATGCCGACCCGGATCGAGCTGTTGAAACAGGCCGGCTTTTCCGATGGCGAGATCGGCGATTGGGCGACCGCAGAGCGGCAGCGAATGCGGCAGGCGGGATTTACCGACAGCGAGATCGACGATGAGTTTGGCGTCACGCGGCCGCCGAAACAGGTTCCAGCGGCGTTCATCCATCGCATCCTCGGCGCCGCCCGCGAATATGCGCAAGGCTATTTCGGCGATGAGCCGTTGGGATTTTCGCCGGAAACCCAGGAGGCGTTGCGCAAGCTCGGCATTGCCGGCGACATCATTATCCCGGCCGGAAAACCGATAGACGCAGCATTGAGAACGCTGTCGGCGGGGACGGCAGGCATTGGCGCAGCGGTCGGACAAGCTGTGGAGGAAGGCCAGGAGGCCATCTTTGGGCCCGGGCCGTATGGGAGAGGCAAGGCTGCGCGCGATTTCGCGCAATTCGCGCAGATCGCCGCGATGCTCTTGGGCGCAAGCGGGCGGACGCCGGGCGCCGCGCGTGCGCCCGCGCCAAAGGCCGCCGCCGCGGACGCGCCCGTCAGCGCGCTGCCGCGCGCCGAAGATTTTCGCAATGCCGCCAGCGTCATCTCCGGGACTGCGGCAAGCTTCCCCACAGAGCAGAAGCTCCTCCGATTATGGAATGATCACGGCATTCCTCCGGCCGAGGTCGCGGAAGACGCGCTGCGCGACCGAACCATCGGGGACGCCATCAGGTCGGACTCCGACAAACTCCCTGAAGCCTATGTGGGGACCGGCGAGACCACTACGCCAACCGGCGCCGAACCGGGCGCAACGACGCGGCCCGCCAAGCCTGCCGAGGCCGAGCCCGCAACCGCTCCAATGGGAATCAAGGCTGCCCTCGTGGAAGCGGGCGACGGGTCCGCCGGAAACCTGAATGCTTCTGAGCGGGCGAATATGATTGCCGAAGCTCGCGTCCGTATGAGACACCCGCCGGCGAGACCGCAGCGCCCATTCAGCGAGGACTATCCCCGCCGCGCTCCAACCGATGTGAACAACCAGCTTCTATATGATATTGAAGGGCGTCCCCTGGGAGCCACGTCCGTTGCTGGACGTCGATTTGCCGGGAAGGCTGATGAAGCGCTTTCGCCGGAAGATATCAGACGCGCACTGGCGGAAACAGGCATCAACCTGACGGATATACCTCGGAAGCAGTGGAATCAGTTTCCGCGAGGACTTCGCGGACTTTATTGGGGGCGCGATGAAGCGAACGGGCCGGCTCTCGACATTTATCTAAAAACCGGACCCAAGGCGGCCGACCGCGACAAAGTCATAGCGCATGAATTTGGTCACGCTATTGACCAGTTGAGCGGGAACATCTCGGAAACGCTCACGCCGGAGGAGATCGCCGAACTCCGCTCGGTCTACGGCAACCTGAGATACCGTCCGAAAAAAGAAGGGCCTAGCCCGCAGCCTGAGCACTTCGGCTATCCGCCTGAACTTGTAAACTCGGAACTCGTGGCCGAAGGCTTAAGGGCCTATCTGACGAATCCAAATTATTTCAAGACAATGGCGCCGAAGGCGGCAGCCAAGATCCGGGCCGCCGTCAATGAAAATCCCTGGCTTCAGCACGCCATTCAGTTCAATTCGCTCCTCGCTGCGGGTCTGATCGGCGCTGGCGCTCGCGGTCAGGATCGGGACGACCAATAGCCACGCGCCGCGCCCGGGCGCGGCTGTTCCCGCCGAGCCCGGCGATAATCGCTCTGCCATGCAGCGGCATCGCATCTGTGCGCCGCCCTGCGGCGAGCATTCCGACACGAATTCTTCTCGCGAACCTGACGGAGTTTCACCATGCCTGCTGTTACCCCGGATAACGTGCTCGTCTGGCTGCACGGCCGCCGCCTTGGGCTTGTTGGCGACGGCAGCTTCAGCGCTTCCTCGGGGCTCATGGTCGACAACCAGCTCGTCGGCTCCAGGCGCGGGCCCGTCATCTCCCAATTTGCGCCCGGCAACAACGGAGCCGGCGGCGTCGCATTTCCGGCCGCGGTCGATGGCGATGTCGTGCTGTTTGCGCTCGATCTCACGACGCCGGCCAACGTGACGTCAAGTTTCGAGGCCGTGATTTCCGCCGCCGGGCAGATCAGGCAGATCTCCGCCGCAAACCTCAGCACCAAGAACATCTTCTTTCAAATCGCACCGGCCTCATAAAGCTCAGGGAAAACGACCATGCACCGCTATCGCGAATTCGGATTGTTCAGCGAACAGGACGAAGTCTTGCGGCGCGCCTTTCGCGACGGCTTCAAGCGGGCGGGCTTGTCATTTGCGCAGTTTCTGGACGCGCTTTCCTGGTATCGCGACCATGCGCGGCCGGCGGCCGATGAAGCGCAACTTGCCGACGCGTTTGCGCAGTTCGCAGCCGACAGCGGCTGGCCCGCGCACCAGCGCGACGGCATCCTCGATCTCTACCGAACGATCCGCGACGACGGGCCTGCGGCGGTGATGCAGCCGCCGGCCCCGGACGAGGACCGCGCGACCCTCGCGCGGGCCGATGATCTCCTGCGCCGCGATCCGGCGCGCTATTGGGGCGATATGGAGCTGCAAGACGCGGCATTCGAGGCGCGCGAACGGCTTGACGCTGCGCAGGCGGACGGCGCTGCGCAGGCGGACGGCGCTGCGCGGGCGTCGCCAGCGAAAGCGAGCCCCGATCAGCAGCGGATCCAGGAGATTGAGGCGATGCTTCATCACCCGAGCGGCGACGGACAGCGCCGGTACTGGACCGACGCCGCACTGCGCGCCGACTATGCTCAGGCGCTGGGCCGGCTCTACGGCAGCCCCGGCAGCGGGGTTGCCGAAACGACGGCGTCTTCGCCGGCGGCGCCGGAGAATGTCGGGGCGGCGCGCTCCTGAACGCGCTTCATCTCCTCGTCCCATCGCAAGATCACGCGATGACGATCCGATGCGCCGGGATCGTCAACCGTTCGTTCCCGGGCGCCACAGGACCAAGTCATGAATCACGCCATCCAGCCCGCAAAGCGGAGCGCGCGCAAGGCGTAGGCCGCGGCGCCCGTCCCGCAAGCCATCGCGGACGCCTCAAAATCTTCACCGAAGACCGAGGCCGCAGCGCGCGCAGCGCTGCCGGCAGCGCCCATCCCGCAGAGCGCCATGCAAGATGCCGCCTTTGCCCGCAACTGGTGGCGGGTCGTGATCGACGCGGAACGCACCCCCTATGACAGCGTGCTTGCCGATGTGGCGGTGTGGGGTCCGAACGAGGCCAAGCTGCGCGCTGGCGACCTTGTCGAAGTGGTAGACGAGCAATCCACGCTGTTCGCGCTCATCTATTTGGTCGAGCACGTGCCGGCGAAATTCATCCGCTTCGCCGAACTGATCAAGGCGCCGCTCGGCGGATTGGCGACCGGCCGCATCGAGGCGCGAGGATCCTATTATGCTCAATGGCGCGGCCCGGCCAGGCGCTGGTGCGTCATCGGACCGACCGGAACGGTGGTGCGCGACGGCATCCTCAGCAAGGAAGAGGCGGATCGCGATGTCGCCACGCGCAACATGCCGACCAGCATGGCCTTTGTCAGCCATCCGCGCATGTGAGGGCCCGCGGGGGCCCTGCAGCGTGCTCCGCCTCGACCCTCTGCCCCGCAGCCCGGGATGAGCGCCATCAAAACCCGGGTCGGCGTTGCAGCGTGGAGCCGGCGGCCCCGGATTTCGCTCCGCTCAATCCGGGCTACAGGAGGCTGGCGGGCAGGGAGAGGGCGGGCGACCAGATGCAAGCAACGAGGTGATCAATGCAGGACAGTCATATCGCGCCCGCACCGCGCGCCGCCACGCCTGAGGGCGAAGCGGCGGCCGGCAGCGGCGTTGCCTGGCCATCCTCGAAGCCTGCGGGCGGCGCCCCGAATACCGCCGCTGCGGCGGGCCGCGGCGGCGCTCCGCTCGGAGCGCGAATCGATGCGGCGATGGCGGCGAGCGCGCAAACAAAGGATGCTGCGCCGACGTCAAGAAACGCGGCGTCGATCGCGGAGCCCGCGGCCAGAACCTTTCCGGAATCCTGGCGTGAGGACCTCTCCGGCGGCGACAGGGCATTCCGCAAAACGCTCGATCGATTCGAAAGCCCGGCGGCTCTTGCAAAGGCTTACAAGGAGCTCACGGCGAGGCTGTCCTCCGGCGACCTCAAAGCCACAAAGCCGCCTCCCGCCAACGCGACGCCGGAGCAGATTGCGGCCTGGCGCGCCGAACAAGGCTTGCCGCAGAACGCTGCCGCCTATGTGGACGGATTGCAGCTTGGCGACGGCACAGTAACCGGCGAAGCCGAGAAGGCGTTGCTCGCGTCCTTTGCGGAAGAGGCGATGAAAGGCCGGTGGACGGCGGACCAATACAACCAGGCCGTCCGCTGGTATTTCGACACGCAGGACAGGCTGGCTGCAAAGCGCGGCGAGGCCGATGCGGCGTTCAAGCACGAAGCCTTGGCGGACCTCACCCGCGAATGGGGGCATGATTACGCGACCAACCGCAATGCGGTTGCACAGTTTTTCGATCGAAGCTTTCCGGCAGACTTCAAGGAAGCATTGCTGACCGCCCGCTTGCCCGACGGCAAGCTCCTTGCCAATCATCCGACTTTCAACAAGGCGATCCTGGAGGTGGCAAAGGCCATCAATCCGGGCGGCGCGATGCTGCCGAACGCCTCCGGCGGCGGCCTGTCCAACGTGGAAAGCCGGATTGCCGAGATCGAAGGGAAATACATGCGCGCGCCCCACGGCTCGGACCTCTGGAAGAGCTACTGGACCGGCGATGCCGGCGCCCGCATGCAACAGGAATATCGCGGCTTGCTCGCCGCCCGCGAGCACGCCCGTCGCGGCCACGCGGGGTGACCCTCATCGCCGCGGCGACGACGCGCGCACCGAGCGTTTGAGCGAGGGGCCGGCGCGCTGCGGCTTCGGCGTCTTCAATGCAGCTTCGAGATCGTGAAGATGCTTGCGGGTCGCGACCAGCGCCTCGGCCTCGATCGCGCGATAGCGTTCGACAAGCCGCTGCCCGAACGGCGTCAGCGTCGCGCCGCCGCCATGGAGGCCGCCCGGCTGTGCGGCGATCACCGCATCGCGAAAGCAATTGTTCATGTCATCGACCAGAAGCCAGGCGCGGCGATAAGACATGCCCAGCATACGGCCTGCCTGTGAAATCGACCCGGTCTGGTCGATGGCTTCGAGCAGGCGAACCTTGCCCGGCCCCAAGGCGCGGCCGCTGCCCAAATCCACTCTCAGCGTCAGTCTTGGCGTATCCATGATCGCGACGGCCCGAACTCGAACTGGGTCACCATAGCATTTCCGCTGATTTGCCACCCGAACGTTTTCCGCAAGACGATCGGATATCCCGTCAGCACCCGTGAGGGCAAGGTTCTCTCGGAACCTTACCCGACCCGGCCGCTACGGCCCCGAACGGCTTGCATTTCACCCGCCGATGGAAAGCCCTGCGGGGCATGTGCCGGCGCCGGCTTCAGGGAAGCAGGAATTCAGACGTCAGGCGGTCGAACGCATCTCACGCCAAGACCGCCAACGATTGATTTCGGTCCCCGAAGCCGGCTAACCCCAATCATGCGCCCGCAGACAACCGGAACGGAGGCATCGAAACGATGACCACGAAGGACTGGATCAATGGCCGATTCGGCGTTCCAGATTCAATTCCGTCAGGAGTTCATCGCCCAGTTCGAGCAGGGCCAGTCATGGCTGCGCAACGTCTGCACGACAGAGGCGGTGATCAAGGGCAACCAGGCGATGTTCCTGGTGGCCGGCTCAGGCGGCGCTACCGCCGTGACGCGCGGGCTTAACGGCAACATTCCGCCGCGCGTCGACAGCCTCACCCAGGTGCCTGCGACTCTCGTGGAATGGCACGACAAGCCGCAGCGCACCGAGTTCAACATCTTCGCGAGTCAGGGCGACGGCCGCCGCATCATGCAGATGTCGACGGTGAAGGTGATGAACCGCAAGATCGACCAGGACATCCTGGGCGCGCTTTCCGGCGCGTCGAGCAGCCTCGGCCCGGCTCAGGCAATGACTCTCGCGCTCGCAACGCGGGCGCTGGCGCACCTCGATCTGCAGGACGTCGACACCACCGAGGAAGACAACATGTTCTTCGTCGGTTCGCCCGCCATGCGGGCCTATCTCATGCAGATCCCGGAATTCCAGAAGGCTGAATATGTCGAGATCAAGCCCCTGGCCGGGCCGGCTCGGCGCTTCCGCCGCTGGGCCGGCTTCAACTGGATCTTCCATCCGCATGTTCCGAACGTGGGCACCGCCAACGAGCAGTGTTTCGCATTCCATCGCTCGGCTGTCGGTCACGCGGTGAACACGGGCGAGATGGATGTCCGCGCCGGCTACAACGAGGAGAACGCCTACTACTGGGCGCGCTCCTCGATCTTCATGGGCTCGGCGCTGCTGCAGAACGCGGGCGTGGTCGTGGTCAGCCACGACGGCTCGAAATACACCTAACGGGAATCAGTAATCGGGAATCAGGGGTCAGGAAGCAGGGTTGGGAAGCGCAGTCCTGACTCCTGGCGCCTGACTCCTGACGCCTGAATAACGGGAATCAGTAATCGGGAATCAGGGGTCAGGAAGCGGGGTTGGGAAGCGCAGTCCTGACTCCTGGCGCCTGATTCCTGACGCCTGAAAATCCGAAGGATTTTCGAACATGGCATACACTACCGGCACTCTGACATACATCGCGGGCGGCCCGATCGAGGGCGCGTGGAAGCTGTGGGAATACACCACGACCGACACGCTGGCCCAGGTGACGGCCGCAGGTTACATCACCGATGCGACCTTCAAGGGCATGAGCCCTGGGGATTTCGTCATCGTGGTGAACCAGACGAACCCGCAGGGCTATATCCTCCAGGTCCAGAATCTGACGCCCGGCGCCATGAATGTCTCCGGTACGGCGACACTTGCTGCTCCGGCCGGCGTCGGCGGATCGCAGTTGGCGTTCCCGCGCAACCTCATCGACGGCGGCGACTTCACCACCAATCCGTGGCAGCGCGGCGTGAGCTTCACCGGAATCGCCGGCGCCGTCACCTACACGGCAGATCGCTTCTTTGCGGTCGGCGGCGCGTCGTCCTCGATCTCGGTGTCGCAGGTCACCGGCGTCACGGCCGTATCGGGGTTCACGCAGGCGCTGCAGTTCGGCCGCGCGGCGGCGAACGCCAACACGGCGGCGATCAGCCTCGGCCAGGTCATCGAGACGCTCGACTCCATTCGCTGTCAGGGCCAGACCGTCACGCTGTCGTTCTGGGCCCAGGCCGGCGCCAATTGGTCCCCGGCGAACGGCGCTCTCAACGTGCTTCTTGCCAGCGGGACAGGCGCGAACCAGAGCGCCGCCAGCCTGGCGGCGGGTGCGTGGACGGGCTATACCTCCCTCACGCTGACGCCGCAGCAGAACCTCTCGCCCAACTCTTCGCCCAATAACGCCGTGCTCACGCCGGGCGCAAACATCGCCCAGCAGATCACGACGAGCTGGCAGCGCTACGTGTTCACGGCATCGGCGCCGGCGAATTGCACGCAGCTTGGCCTGCTGTTCAACGCCACGCCGGTCGGCACGGCCGGCGCCGCAGACTTCGTGCAGATCATGGGCGTCCAGCTCGAGATCGGCGCGCAGGCAACTCCGTTCGAGCATCGCGATATCGAATTGGAGTTGGCGATCGCCCAGCGCTATTTCTTCAACATTCCGGAGCCGGCATCAGGTGTCATCGTCGGCGCCGGCATGGTGGCGGGCGCCGCGTCGGAAATCATCTTCATTCCGCTGCCGGTGCAGATGCGCGCGGCGCCGACCGTGACGGTATCGGCCGGCTCCTTCAAGTTCAACCTCGCCGGCGCCGCCACCGCGGTCGGAACCTTCGCGCCCGGCGCCACCCACACGCCGAACTACATCAGCGTGACCGGCACCGCCGCGGGCACTGCCGGCCAAGGCACGCTGCTGCAGGGCGGCGGCGGCGCCGGATTTATTCAGGCCAGCGCGGATTTCTGAAAAACAGAGGACGGAGGACAGGGGGACGGATGACGGAAATCCGTCCTCCGGCCTCTGCCTTCCAACTCTGCCGTCTGTCGTCCGCCATCTGTCGTCTGGAGCACCCATGACTACGCAGCTCTTCATCTACAACGAGGCGCTCGGCCATCTCGGGGAGCGCCAGCTCGCGAGCTTGTCCGAGCCGCGCGAGCCGCGCCGCGTCCTTGATTCCTACTGGTCGGACGTGGCCGGCTTCTGCCTGGCGCAAGGCTTGTGGAAGTTCGCAAGGCGCACCGTCCAGATCGACAACAGCTCCACTCTCACACCGCAGTTCGGCTTCAACTATTGCTTCTCGATCCCGATCGATTGGGTGAGGACGATCCAGGTCTCGACTTCGCCAAATATGGATCCGCCGCTGCTGCAATACAGCGACGAGGCGGGGCTCTGGTACGCCAATCTCACGCCGATCTATGTCTCCTATGTTTCGAACGATCCGCTCTACGGGATGAACATCGGGAACTGGCCTGAGCATTTCGCCGACTACGTCTCGCTTCGCCTGGCGCGGCAGGCGTGCCTGCGCATCACCAACGACAAGGAGTTGAAGGCTGCGCTGCTCAGAGAAGAGGACCGCGCCCGCCGCGTCGCGAAAGCCGAGGAGGCGATGGATGAGCCGCCCGGCCTGCCGCCTGTTCCGTTCTGGGCGCGCGCCCGGCGCGGCGCATTCGGGCCCGGAGGATTGTGGCTCGGCGGCGGCGCCGGCGGATCGATCGCAACCGGGCCGCAGGGGAATGACTGATGCGCGCAAACGCAGCGTTATATTCCTTAAATGCCGGCGAGGTCTCCAAGATCGCGCTCGCGCGCGTCGACGTGGCGAAGCTGCGCATGGCGGCTCAATGTCAGGTCAACTGGCTGCCCTATGTGGTCGGGCCGATGACGTTGCGGCCCGGACTCTCCTATGTGGGCGAGGTGCTGGGCGACGCGCCGGCGCGGCTCTTGCGTTTCATATTCTCCAAGCTCGATACGGCGTTGATCGAGCTTACCGCCAACAATATGCGCGTATGGGTCAACGAGACGCTCGTCAGCCGCGCCGCGGTCGGAACCTCGATCGGCGACCCGTTCTTTTCCGGCCTTGGCAACTGGTCGAATGCCAACACCACCGCGGGCGCGAGCGCGACTGTTTCGGGCGGCGTCGCCACGCTCGCCTGCCAGCCGGTTGGCGGGCTCGCGCAAATCCAGCAGACCATCTCGATCGCTCCTGCTGACCAGGGCAAGGAGCACGCGATCCGCCTCGTCATCACGCAGGGGCCCGTGGTGTTCCGGGTCGGCTCGACGGCCGGCGCGGCGGACCTCATCGCGCAGACGACGCTCGACACCGGCGCCCACTCGCTCGCCTTCACGCCGTCGTCCGGCAACGCCGCCATTCAGATCGAATCGACCGACGCGTGGTCGAAGACGCTGACGCAGTGCTCGATCGAGAGCGCAGGCACCATGGTGCTGCCGACGCCGTGGAGCGTGAATGACCTTCCCAATATCCGCTACGACCAGTCCGGCGACATCATCTTCATCGCCTGCTACGGCCAGCAGCAGCAGAAGATCGAGCGCCGCTCGCTGCACTCGTGGTCGGTCGTTCAATTCTACAGCAACAATGGGCCGTTCCAGTCGACGCCCGGAATCGTCGCCAACTTCACGCCGGGCAATTACCACGGCAACACCACGCTGACATCGGACCGGCCGTGGTTTCAGGCAGGCCACGTCGGCTGCCTGTTTCGCCTGTTCACCAACGGCCAGTTCAACCAGACCATCCTGGGCAACCAGAATGCCTTCACGCCGCCGGTCCGGGTCACGGGAGTAGGCGTCGGCGTCGGTAATCCGCCGGTGCCGCAGTCGAACCAGGGGCGCAACTATACGTGGACGATAAGCGGCACATGGTCCGGCGTGCTGACCATGCAGCGCAGCTTTGATTCCGCCGCGTCGGGCTATGTCGATACGGTCGCCGCCACCGGACCCAACGGCGGCCCGTCGTCCGGCGGCGCGCTCACCGCAAACGGCGCCCTGCAATCGGTGACCGGAAGCGCCGGCGCTCCCACCGACCTCGATAACGCCATCTGCTGGGAGCGCATCGGCTTCAAGGCTGGGCAGTATACGTCGGGGAGCGCCGTCGTATCGTCGAACTATTCAGGCGGCGGCGGCTTCGGCATCTGCCGGGTGACGGGCTATGTCTCGCCGACCCAGGTCAACATCGAAGTTCTTTCCCCGTTCACCTCGCTTGCCGCCACCACGGACTGGGTGGAGGGCGATTGGTCGGGCGTCATCGGCTATCCGACGTCGGTCGCCTTTCACGAGGGGCGCCTGTGCTGGTTCGGCCGCGACCAGGCCTGGCTGTCGGCCTCGGACGACTTCACCAACTATGCCGACATCAATCTGGACGGCACCTCGACCGGAGACGGCGGCGCCATCAATGTTGCGCTGGGCTCGGGGCCGGTCGACACCATCTCGTGGGGGCTCTCCCTCACCCGGCTGATGATCGGCCGCGAGCAGTCGATCGCCTCGGCGCGCTCATCGAACTTCGACCAGCCGGTGACGCCGTCGCAGATCGTGATCCGCGACTGCTCCGACCAGGGCGCGCAGCGGCTGCCCGCCATCAAGGCGGGCAAGCGCGGCATCTTCGTGCAGCAATCGGGGCGGCGCGTCTACGAGCTGGCGTTCAGCGCCCAGGAGATGGATTACGACGACCGCGATCTCACGAGGCTCAACCTCGACATCGGCAAGGCCGGCTTCACCGACATCGACAAGGCGACCCAGCCCGACAAGATGATCCTCCTGCCGCGCGGCGACGGCCAGGCAGCGTGCCTGTTGTATGACGTGAAGGACGAGGTCGAGGCGTGGTGGCGGCTGCAGACCCTCGGCGTCATCGAGAATGCCGCGGTGCTTCCTTCCCCAGGCTCTCCGGCGGGCTCCGAAGCCAGCGGTATCGAGGACCTCGTTTATTTCGTGGTGCGGCGCACGATCAACGGGGTGACGCGGCGCTTCATCGAGCGGCTCGCCCCGCGCGACAATTGCGTGGGCGGCGCCATCAACCAGCAGCTCGACTGCCACGTGGTCTATCGAGGCGCGCCGGTCTCGGCCATTACGCTATCGCATCTGCCGAACACCCCCGTTTCGGTTTGGGCGGACGGCCAGGCGATCGGGTCCGCCACGACGAGTGCGTCCGGCGTGCTGACATTGCCCGACGGGCAGGCCCATTCCAATATCGTGGCCGGCCTCGCCGGCGCCGTCATCTCGAATACCGCCGCGTCCCCAACCGGCACGCTCATGGTCGGCACGCAATATAACGGGTATCCGGCAGAGGTCTTCGCCGATATCGGCGCAACCGGCGAGCCGGTTCATATCGGTTCCATCGTGGTCGCAGACGGCGCCATCACGCTTCCCAACGGGCAGACTGCGCTCACCGTTGTCGCGTGCCTCGGCTATGTGGCGCCGTTCATGTCGGCGAAACTTGCCTATGCGGCGCAATTGGGGTCCGCGCTGACGCAACGCAAGCGGATCGATCATGTCGGGCTCGTGCTGTACGACACCAACTCCCAGGGCATCGCGTTCGGGCAGCGGTTCGACGCGCTCGACAATCTGCCGCTCTGCGAGGCGGGGGCGGCGACGCCCGCGGCGACGACCTGGAGCGAGTACGACGAGCCCATGATCGAGGTGCCGGGCAGTTGGCAGACCGACGCACGGCTGTGTCTGCTCGCGCAAGCCCCGAACCCCTGCACTGTCGGGAGCGTGGTGATCGGACTGACCACGAATGAGCGGGGATGACCGACGGCAGACGACCGAGGACGGATGAAAGATATCCGAACTTCGGGGCGAGCATGCCGCCCGTCTCCACCCTCCGATCCGTCATCTGTCGTTGGTCCTGCGTCCTCTGAACAATGCCGAAAGTCACGCTGCGGCCGACGATTGCCGCCGATCTGGCTCATGTCATTGGCGAACCCTTGCCTTACCGCATCCGCGCCATCACGGCCCTCGTCGATGACCGCGTGATCGGCATCGGCGGGATCGCGTTTCCGCCTTACGGGCCGGCAATCGCGTTCGTGCAGCTTGCGCCCCCGTCGGGACAGGACGCCGATGGCGATGCCGGGCGGACCGCGCCAGGCGTTCCTGAGGCGAGGCGTTATCCGGTTGCATTTCACCGCGCCGGCCTGACGGCGATGGAGATGATTCGGAAGTCTCCCATCACACAAGTGGTGGCGACCGCAGATGCCGCCAGCGAGGTGGCGGTGCGCTGGTTGAAGCGGCTGGGCTTCCAGCCGGCGCAGCGCCAGCCGATCGCCGGCAAGATCCTTTTCGTGTGGAATCGGGAGTCAGGAGTTCGGGGTCAATCCTGCAGCCCGTGCAGCCCGGATTGAACCACCGGGTCCGGTCTTAGGCCGGCCCGATGATAAACGCCGCGAAATCCGGGGCCAGCCGCGCCGCGCGTCACTGCCGTTCCCGGGTTTCGTTTCCGCTCAACCCGGGCTACGACGCCTAAAACGGAGAGGATGCCGATGGCGACCATCGATCGTCGTGGCGCGACCGTATCTGCGGCCGATCCGCCGATTGCGACCAATCCGAACCCGGATCTTGCCTGGAAGGCGCCGGCGCGCGTCGCGACGACGGGCAGCAATATCACATTGTCCGGGCTGCAGACGATCGACGGCGCAGCGCTCAATGCCGGCGACCGCGTGCTGGTGAAGGACCAGACGGACGCCGCCACCAATGGGCTCTACAATGCGCAGACCGGGCCGTGGACGCGCACGATCGATGCGCAGAACAATTCGCAATGGACGCAGGGCACCCAGATCGCCGTCACCCAGGGCGCGGCGAATGCCGGGGTCGTCTTCCGGCTCACCGCGGCCAATCCGGTCGTGCTCGGCGTGTCCGCGCTCACATGGGCCGGCGACGCGAGCAGCACGATCGTCGGCGACCGTGATTATGCGATCCTGGGGACCGACCGGGTGCTCAACGGGGGCCTACTGACCGCCCCGCGCACGTGGACGCTCCCGCCAGTCGCGTCGGTCAATCAGGGGCACCGTATCCTCATCGCCACCGGCGGCATCTCTCCCGTCAATACGCTGACCATCGCGACCCAAGGCGCCGATCAGATATGGTGGCCGACCGGGGCCGCCGTGAGCGATGTCACCATCCCGTTTCCTAATGTCCTCATGGAGCTGCTTGCGCTCACGAACAGCTCCTCCAGCCTTTGGGTCGTGACGGCCTTCTACGTCTACAGTGTCCCGGTGATCCTGACCGGCACCTCCGGTCTTCTCTCTTCGGCCTCGCAGATCATCAATGCGAGCGGCACATTCACCCTGACGTTGCCTCCCGCCGCTCAATTCGGCGGCCAGTGGATTTGGATCAAGTCCATCTCGCCGCAAGCCATTAACTCGGCAAGCAGCAACGTAGTGCCGCTCGGATCATCGACACCCGGCACAGCGATCTTGAATGCGACCGGCAAGTTCGCGGCCCTCCAGTCTGACAATGCGAACTGGCAGATCATGTTCGCGGGCTGATTTTTCAACGCTGGCGACGGCGGCGATTGGCATTGCGGCTGTGAGCCTTCATGGGCGGCGTAAGGGCCGCAGCCGCCAGACCGCCTACCCTCGATCCTGATCCCCGTCACTCGACATCGGAGACAATGAGATGGCGCTATTTCCTCTGAGCTCCGCCTTTGCGGCGCAGCAGCACATCGGGCAGGTGGGCGGCCTCAGCAATGTGTGGCAGCCGGCCGACTCTGCGCTGACGCGGCCTGCGAACACCACCGCTTATGCGGCGAACCAGGCGATCGGGTCGGGCACGACCGCGCTGTTCAAGTTCTCGGGCTTCTTCCGGGCCAATGGCGGGTCCGCCCTGCTGACCGGGCTGCGCCTCGTTGCGTCGCTCTCAGGCATTGCAGCCTCCAACATGGGGGCGATCCGCGCCCACCTGTTCAATGCGGCGCCGTCGATCGCCGCCGGATTGGTTGACCAGGGCGCGTTCAACACGCTGTTGGCCGACGACCTGCTCAAGCTCGGGACGGTCGATTTCTCGACCTGGAATATCGGCGGCGGCGGCTCGAACCTGATCGAAAGCTATGGCGCGCCGGCGCTCTCGCCGCTGCCGATCATCGGCGCGCAGACGCCCGCGCCGGGCGCGCGCGACCTCTACATGATCCTGGTTGCGACCGGCGCATTCACGCCGGCCTCAGGCCAGACGATCCAGGGCTATGCCTCGGCGACGGTGGACTAAGCCATGGCGCTCGCTGAAATCCCAGCGCGGAGATTGCTGCTGCTCGGCGGCAGACGAGGCTTCGCCGGAGGGGTCGACCCCAACTGGTGGAAGCGCTTCCAGTTCGGCGGCGTGCTGCCGACCGTGGTGATGGATTTTGCCAACGGGCTCTACTACGACGGCGCGCAGACCAGCACCGACCCCGCCGCCTTCGTCAGCAACGGCACGGTGACGGCCGGCTCGGGCCTCCTCTGCAACGCCGCCAACATCACCGCGAAGGGAGCGCTCCTCGCCGCCTTCCAGGGCGCGAGCGGCTACAACGCGCAGATCGCAACCTTCGGCGCGCCGGCGGCGGCCGGAGCAAATGTCGGGATGCTCGCTGACGATCATACCAACGGCATTTTCATGAACGCCGCCAGCGGCGGGTTTCTGACCTGGAACCAGGCCGCAGGCTCTGCGCTGCAAGACAGCGCCGGCTTCGACTGGACCAAGACCTGCTGGGGCAGCCTGTCGACGAATGGCTCTACCTTCCGCCGCCTTTCCTCCCTTGGCCCCGGCGCCGGGACAACCGGCGCGACCGGCAATCATCTGGCCGATGCGAACGGCTACGCGAGCCCGGCAACAATTTTCCTCGGCTCGTGGAACTCCGGCTTCACCTTCCAGGGCTTCATCGCCCAGCTCGCCGTGTGCAAGAACAACCCGCTCGCCGACCGCGTCATTCCGCCCGCTGCCTTTACCGGCACGAACGGCTGGTGGTGGAACGGCGATGCGGCAAATTCCAGGATCACCTACGGCAACGTCCTTGCCTACGAGTACACCCAGCCATGGACGCTCGTTGCCGCCATCTGCTGCTTCGCCGCCGCGGGCGGAGGACATGCCGGCGTCTCCGGCATCGTCTTCACCAACGTCACCGGCCCCGGCAACGCGGCGCAGCCAGGCTACGAGTTCTGGCCCGACGGCAACGGCCATATGACCATCCGCGTCATCCATGTGGCGAACACCGCCTGGATCGACGTGAACGGCGGCACGTTCATTGCGGACGGCAAATGGCGCGTCGTGGCGGCCTCCTACGACGGCTCCGGCCGCGCGGCTGGCTGCAAAATCTACGTTGACGGCATGCCGGAAACCATCACCGTCAATGCCGATAGCCTCGGCGGCGGGTCGATCATCTCGACCGATGGCGCAAACCCGAACGGCTATGTGATCGGCAACCAGCAGGGCCAGAGCTTCGGCAACATCGGCGCGATCGGCCTGTTTCGGCAGTTCAACCGGGTTTTATCGCAATCCGAGATTCAGAAATACAAAATCAACATGACGTTGCCGCCGATCGATTCATCGTGCGTGCTGGCGCCGGCGTTGAATGAAGGCGGATCCAGCACGACGACAGCCGATCTCTCGGCGAGCGGCCTGACCGGCACGCTCAACTCGGCAAGCTGCTGGCTGAGAGGATGACGACAGAGGACAGAGGACAGAGGACGGATGGAGGCGCGAGGCTCTGGCAATCCGTCCTCTGTCGTCCGCTAAGGAGAATGCCGATGGCGCGAACCGTCAAACTGATCGAAGGCGAGATGTTTTCATCGAAGCGCGTGCTCATCGAGGTGCTGTCGCTGCCGCCGCAGGGCTGCAACATCGCCGAGATGCGCAAGCGCATGCGGGTGATGGATGCGATCGAGGCGGCACAGGGGGATGAGATGACCTTGGAGGATGCGGACTACGAGCTGCTCAAGGCGGTGTTTCATTCAAACCAGTTCCGCCTGGCGCACAAGGATCTGCTGGCGATTGCCGACACGCTGACCTGACCCATGTCGACGATCAATCTTGCGGGCGGCAACACGCTGCTCTCCTCGGGCTCGTTTCCGCCCGTGCGCGCAGCCTCGACCGGCGCGCCGCTCAACCCGGCGATCGGCGGGCTCCTTGTGGTCGACGGCGTGCAGCTTGCGGCGGGCGACCGCGTGCTGGTGAAGGACGAGGCGAACGCGGTCAACAACGGCATCTATGCGGCGAGCACGGGCCCGTGGACGCGCACCAGCGACGCCAATACCAACACGCAGTTCTTCTCCGGGATGGCGGTGACGGTCGCGCTCGGCAATGTCAATGCCGGGCAGACCTTCATCTGCACCTGCACGGACGATCCTGTCGTCGTGGGAACGTCGCTCATCACCTTCGCCTCGCAGCAGGCGGTGGCGACCGCGCAGCAGTCCGCGACTTCGACGACATCGCAGACGATCGGCACCGGCTCAAAGACCTGGGCGGTGCAGTCCGGCAAGGCGTTCCAGGCCGGGCAATGGGTGCTGGTCGAGGAGACCAGCAACAGCGCCAACCAGATGCTGGGCCAAATCTCAAGCTACAGCGGCGGCTCGCTGACCGTAAATGTAACCGCGACGGGCGGCGCGGGCACATATTCCGACTGGACGATCGTGCTCACCAACAGCCCGGCCGCGGCGGGCTATCAGCCGCCGGTGGGCACGGGTAACGTCACGGGGCCGGGCTCCTCGACCGCGGGCCACGTTGCGACCTTCGCTGACGCGACCGGGAAGGTGCTTGCCGATGGGGGGGCGGTCTTCAACGTCCCCTACAGCGGAGGGCTATTCACCAACGGTTCACCAGCAGCGACGATCACGAGACTGGACAGGCTGCTCGTCAGCACGGCGACCATCAACAGCGGCGACAACCCCGTCACCACGAAAGATTGGCTTGAGGGGCTGATCCCGCATACGACCTCAAATGCCCAGCTGGCCTCCATCAGCCCGCTAAGCGCCATCGGGGTGCTCGGCGGCTCACGAACCAGCGATGTGGCGACCGGCCAGGGGTCCATCGCGGTCGCCGGGTTTCAGAACAACAACAGTTCGGCCGGCGGCCAAAACGGCTGGGCGCTCTACGGTGAGGCGTGGCACAACAATACTGCTGCGGTCTTTACGACCGCAATGGAACTGGACATCGTCAACAAGCAAAGCCTCGTCCAGATTGATCCGTACAATGTCAATCCCGGTCATCAATGCACGGCCATGTGGATTGGGAGCGGCGGGAGCAGAGCGGGAGCACAGATCGCATCTGCGGCTGCGGTATTTATCGCCAACGGCGCGACCTTCGACAAGGGCATCATCTTTCAATCAGGTTCGCTGACCGCATCGAACGGCCTCGCCCTCGCTCTGCCGGCCGGGTACCAGATTGGATGGTATAGTTCCGCCGGCGTCCTCGGCCCGACGATACAGGGCAATGCGGGCGGCATGGCGCTGGGCCGCGTCGCCACCGTCGGAAACGGCACCGTCGGACCAATGACCATGGGGTCAGCGGGACCGCCAGGATCAAACGCTGGCGTTCAGGAGTGGATGGTGATCACCAATCCTTTTGGCGTCACTAGGTACATTCCATGTTTCTAAGCCGGTGAGGCTTTCTGCACGATTGCGATGTTGGTAAGAACCACCAGCCGCTCTATACCAAGCGCCGATGCCGTAAATCCTGGCGCCACGCCTCTGCTGGAGGATGCTGACCACGCCACATTGCGAGAGGCGATCGAATGATTTCAGTTCGGGGTCGCCAACCGACTTGTCCTGCGCATCATTGATGACGTGATCGAGGCCAAAGCGCCAGCCTCTGACCTTTGACATGCAGCACCCTTATCTCCTTCTCGCCCCCGAATACACCGCGCTGCTTGCCGCCATGCGCCTCGATCCGGCCCGCGAGCATGAGCTGGCGCAGCGCGCGGCCAAGGTGCTGGAGCTCGCCCACCGCCACTGCGACGAATGGGCCGAGGTCGAGGCCAGGACGGGCGTGCCGCGGCTGTGGGGGCTCGCCTCGTTCGAGCGCGAGGCCTCCTCGGACTATTCCCGCTCGCCCGCGCAGGGCGACCGCTGGGACCGCGTCTCGGTGCATGTGCCGGCCGGGCTCGGGCCCTACCGCTGCTGGGCCGAAGCGTGCGTCGAGGCGTATCGGATTGATCGGCTGGATGAGGTTGCGCGATCTCCCTCCCCCGCAAGCGGGCGAGGTTTGGGGAGGGGGCGCGATCCAGAAATGACGGCGTCGCCGTCGGGCTCGGCCGCCTCCCCCTCCCCTGACCCCTCCCCTGACCCCTCCCCTGACCCCTCCCCCTCCCCTGACCCGTCCCCCGCAAGCGGGGGAGGCGAAGGGGGGCTGGCCACCGCAAGCAGGGGAGGGGAAATGGTGGGCGAGCCCTTCGACAAAGGCTCAGGACCCGCGCTCCCAGGCTGGACCTGGCCCCGCGCCTGCTACGAGGGCGAGGCTTTCAACGGGTTCGGGCCGCGCGCGCACGGCCGCCGCACCAGCTATCTGTGGAGCTGGACCAACATTTACGACGGCGGCAAGTACGTCGCCGACGGCCGCTGGGACCCGGATGCGCGCGATGCGCAATGCGGCATGGCGCCGATGATGGCGGCGCTGGCGCGGCTGGACAGCACGCTTGCGCTCGGGGATGCGCCGCCGTGGGCCGGGAGCGCAGAGCCTGAGCCCTTGTCGAAGGGCTCGGCTGCCCCCGTCCTGCGCTCCCCTGCATCCTTCGACAAGGGCTCATCCTTCGACAAGGGCTCAGGCGGGGGAGCAGACGGGGCTTCGGCCAGCGCTCAGCTGTCCGCGCGCCCAGGGCCTCCCATCGTGCCGGACGTGTTCGCCGCCGACGCGACCGCGTGGATGCAGACGGCGCTCAACCGATGGGGCGCCGAGCGCTTGTCGAAGCCTGGGGGCTCGTGGAAGCACGAGCGCCGGCGAACGATCTGCCGCTTCTCGTAGACGGCTGCTACGGCCGCCATACCCGGCGCGCGGTGGCGGCATTCCAGGCTGCGCATGGCCTTGTGCCGGACGGCCTCGCCGGGCCGCTGACGCTCGCGGCCCTGCGCGAGCTTGCGCCGTAAGCGCACCCCCAACCGAAGGAGAATCCATCTTGGACGAAACCAAGGCCCTCATTCAGTCGAAAACCTTTTGGGGCGCCGTGGTGGCGCTCATCGGTGCGGCGCTCACGCTCGGCCGCTACACGCTCTCGCCGGCCGATGCCGCCGCGGCCGTCGATCTCCTCAGCGGGATCGCCGGCGCCGTCGGCGCCCTCATCGCCATCTATGGCCGCGTCGTCGCGACGAAGAAGATTGGAGCCTGACCCATGCGCACGCTCGTGTCTTTCATCCTGTTGCTTGTGCCGTCGCTCGCGATGGCGCAGAGCAAACCGCCATCCTATCCTCCGCCTGGGAGCGCGGGCCCCGAGCATCTGTCGAAGGGCCCGTCCGCACCTTCGCGGAGTGCGGGCGAGCCCTTCGACGCAGCCGCAGCGCCTGCTGTCCGAGGTCGAGCGGCGGCCCCGTTGAAGATCGCGACCGAACGCGGCGGCGCACTCCCAAAGCGCGCCGCGCTGCAGATTGCAACGCCCGATGAATTGTGGAGAAAAATCCGCGCCGCCGACGCCGCCGATTTGCAATACGCCAAGGCGCTGGCGGATTCCGTCGGATCGGCCGCCGCCAGGGAGCGCGCCGCCTGCTACGAAGCGTTAATCGTCATCATCGCGCAAGCCCAGGGCGCGGGTTTGAAGGACGCCAACGGGAACGCGCTCACGCAGCCGGACCCGCACGTGTTCTCGTCTTTCGAGCAGCTTGCCGAGGTTGCGGAGGCGCTGCAGCCGACCGGACCGCTGATGGCGGCCTGCGCGCCCGCGTGGACCGCGCTCAAGCTCTCCGCCTTTGAGTTCTTCACCCTGGCCGTGAGCGGCGCGGCCGGCCTTTCCGCGCTTGGCGTCGCAATCCCGTGAGCCGCCCATGAGCGAGGCGCAAGACCGGCAATGGCACGTCGACAAGAAGGTGCCGCTCGCCCTCATCATGACCATCATCGGCCAGACGGTCGTCGCCGCCTGGGGCGCATCGAACCTGTGGACCCGCGTCGGCGAGCTTGAGCGGCAGATGCAGCTCGCCGCGCCTCAGTTCGAGCGCATCATCCGGCTGGAGACCAAGGTGGACGGGATCACAGGCAGCCTGTCCGAGATCAAAGCGCTGATCAACCGGCGGATCGAGCAGAAGCCTTAGCGCCAGCCCCGCTTCTTAGCGCACTTTACGATGACACTGGGATATGTGAAGGCAAAGCGCACGCCCCCGAATCATCAGGCACAAAATGGCCGTTTACGACGATATCATTTTCAAAGTAGTGCGCGATGCCGAAGCTGACCTTGAACAGCGGCTCGACGCGGACATCATGTATTTCAACAGCGAAATTCGCATGAACATATTCCCATGGTTTCGGGAGGTGATCGAAAAGCTCGCCAGGCGGCCGGAGAAGAAGTCCGCGATCGCGATCTTCCTTACCACCCCAGGTGGTCAAGCCGAAGTTGTGGAAAAACTGGTCGAAGTTGTGCGGGCTCATTTCGACCTGGTTAATTTCGTCGTGCCTGTCGCCGCAATGTCCGCGGGCACCATTTTTTGCATGTCGGGCGATAAGATTTTCATGGACTACTCGTCCTCGCTCGGACCGATCGATCCGCAGGTGCCAGACCGTGAAGGCAAGTATCTCATCCCAGCACTTGGTCATCTCGACAAGGTCAAGGAGATCATCGAGAAGTCGCGCAACAACACCATTACCCCGGTCGAGTTTCAATGGCTTCTGAACCAGGACCTCGCAATGCTGCGCTTCTACGAACAGGCGCGCGATTTGTCGATCGCGTTGCTGGAAAAATGGCTTGTTCAGTACAAGTTCAAGGATTGGCTAACTCACAGGACAAGCAGTCCAGGGACAGCCGTTACGCTAGAAGAGAAGCGGACGCGGGCAAACGAAATTGCCAAGCTCCTCTCAAACAACGCCCACCGGCACTCGCACGGCCGAATGATCGGGATGAACACGCTCAGGAAGACATGTAAGCTCGAGATAGATGATTTCGGTGGAGACCCGGATCTCCAGAAGGCTGTTCGGACTTATAACGATGCGCTATCGGAATACTTGGCACGTGCGCAGATCCGGAACTTTTTGTACAATCGACACCTGAACTGA